CTATATCGGGGTTGACCTTGCAATCTCTACTAAGAGTGAAGCCGACTACACCGGGGTTGCTGTTGTATCCCGTGGTGACGATGGCACGATATACGTTAGAGACATCAACCGTACCCGCGCTGACTTTGCTTCCGTGCTACGCTTCATTGAGGCTATGGCTGAGAAGTGGCAACCATCTATGATCGGCATCGAACAGGTGCAGTATCAAGCCGCAGTTGTGCAGGAGCTTCTAAGGCGTACGAAGTTACCGATTAGGGGCATCCGGCCAGACCGTGACAAAGTGACCCGCTTTGCCCCTCTAGAAGCCCGGTACGAGCAAAGCCAAGTAATGCACTGCCAAGGGCTCCCGGCATACTTTGAGGATGAGCTTTTGAGTTTTCCCGTTGGTAGGCACGATGACGTGGTTGATGCTATGGCGTACGCTTGGCAGGTATGCGGCCAGCGCAAGAGCTGGGGTGCCGTGTAGTCCTGTGGGATACTGAAGCCATGGGTATCTTTGACCGCTTCCTTGGGCGTAAAGCCGTAGCCAACCAAACCGAGGCGCTTCCGCTTCCGCTAGCGCAAAGCATGGATCGTATGCTAACCGGCTTTGGCAACGGGCAGCTATACTCCCGGCTCCGCAGGGCACTCCCTGGAAGTCATAAGGACTGGAGCGCAGTAGCTGGTGACCTAGGCCTGAATGGCATCGTCGCAGTGGCGATTGATTGGTATGTCAGGAACTGGAGTCAAGGCGTAGCCAAGGTATACCGACCGGTTGACTCAAGCCAAGCAGACGCACTGCCAGACCATCCAATCCTTGCGCTCATCGCTGAACCGATGCCAGGCCTACCTGCTAACCTTGTATGGGGTTGGTTCCTTCAGGACTACAAGTTATTCGGTAATGCCTACCTACGGAAGATTCGATCAACAATCGATGGTCAAGTGATTGGGTTGCAGTTCCTGCCGTTTGACATGGTCAGACCTGTAGGTGATGGCACTAACCCGCTGACAATGTACAAGTATCAGACCGACGGCAGAACATTCGGTGTCAAGCTCGAGGACATGATTCATCTGCGGTACGGGAGGGAGCCTCTAGATATCCGCCTTGGGCGCTCACCGCTACAGGCTATGCTACGTGAGATAGGCACCGACAATGTAGCCAGTTCAGCTGCTTATGGCCTCTTGGCTAATGGTGCCATGCCGTCTATCATCATCGGGCCAGATGCCAAGGACACCAGCGTAGACATCAGCATCGATGATGCGCGGCAGATAAAGCGCCAGATGCGTGAAGACCTGACCGGCGATAATGCTGGCGGCGTGGTCGTTATGAACGGCCCATACAAGATGGATAGGGTATCCCTAACGCCTAACGACTTAGCACTGGATGCCATCAGGCGTGTACCGGAGGAGCGCATCTGCTCTGCTCTTGGACTCAACCCGATGGTGCTTGGCCTTGGCTCTGGCCTTGAGCGGTCTACCTACAGCAATTACGAGAGAGCCCAACAGGCGGCATGGGAAGATGGAATGATTCCTCTTTTCCGCGCCATTGCTGATGTCATTACCATCCACCTGCTCCCGGACTTCAGCGAGACACAACCCGGCGACTTCTTAGAGTTCGATGTGTCGCAGGTGCGCTCATTGGCTGATGACCTAAGCGCGGCAGCTGAACGTGCCGAGCGTCTTTTTAAGGCTGGAATTATTGACCGTGCGGAAGCAAAGCGCATTGCAAGCATGGAGCCAACGCCAGAAGACGAAGGCATCCTACACCCAACGGCAATATCTACCCAGAACATTGGAACAATCACACCGGCTAAGTCAATCAGCCTAAAGTACATCCCAAATCAAGGGATGCAGGACGCGGCTAGACGCGCTCTGGCATGGCATGAAGACGGTGAACCCGGCGGTACGATCATAGGCTTGACCCGTGCAAACCAGATTGTGAACGGTGAGAAACTATCCGAAGACACAATCCTGCGGATGTACTCATTCTTCGCTCGGCATGAAGTCGATAAGAAGGCCGAAGGCTTTAGCGCTGGTGAGCCTGGTTATCCTTCACCCGGCCGCGTTGCATGGGACTTATGGGGCGGTGATGCCGGTTTTGCTTGGTCAACATCGAAGCGTGACCAGATACAAGCAGACGGTAAGAGCCTTGATGGTGACCACGTATGCACTCCGGGGGTAGTGTATAAGAGCCACCCTTTTTACGGGTATTCGCTGGAGGAAATCTCAAGCGAGTAGACAGCGGGACAGCAAGAATCTACGCGGCTGGTCAGAAGTTCCGCAACGACCTGCTGGAGCGTGAAGGCGTAGCCATTTCGAAGATGCAACGGGCATACCGTGCCGCCAGCAAGGCAAGCATACGGGAACTGCAAGCACTCGAAGACCGCATAGCAGAGCGCGAAGCGCAAGGGGAACCACGAAGCGCAACGATTGAATTTATGCGGCAACGCATCATCAGTAACATTGATGAGCTAGGACAAAACCTAAAGAAGTTTAGTATCGAGGGGGCAAAGATAACCGCTGATGGACAACTCGAATCAGCCATCCTTGCGAACGAGGCAACTCAACGCCTCGTTGAAACGGCAGCGGGAAAAAAGCCAGCCAACGTTAGCGTTGGTTTGGGATGGACAAACCTACCTGACGAGACCCTCCAAACGTTTGTCGGCATGGCTGGTGATGGCAGCCCTCTGGCGGAGTTATTTGACACAATCCCTCAATTTGTAACCGATGCTATGAAACTCAGCCTCGCACAAGGCATCAGCCTTGGCGAAAGCCCTCGAACCGTGGCACGTAGACTGCAACGGGTGGCCATGGTTGGTCAGTCAAGAGCTGAGACGATAGCCCGTACTGAGATGATACGTGCCAGCCGTGAAGCACAGCGGCAACTGTATGCCGAGAACCCATCGGTTACAGGCTTCAGGCGGCAAGCTACGCAAGATGCGCGGGTATGCCTTGCTTGCTTGGCTTTGTCCGGCACACTTCAAAAGACCGATGAAATCATGCCGAGTCATCCGAACTGCCGGTGCGTGATGATACCGGAAACGCTCTCCTGGGCTGAGATAACCGGCGATTCTTCTATCCCTGATACACGGCCACAGGTGGCAACCGGTGAAGAGATACTGAAGGGGCTTACACCGCTTGAAGCTCAGCAGATACTAGGCACTGCCCGCTACAACCTTTACACTGAAGGCCTGCCGCTCAGTGACATGGCAACCGTTGTTCCTAACGCCGACTGGGGGCCTACTACACGGGTATTGCCGCTTAGAGACCTAGAGGGATACCAACCGGATCTAACAACCTACCTATGAAAAATGCACTGTGGGATAGTGAAGCCATGGACTTGCTGACATCTACCGTGGACGGTATCAAGAGCGACAGGCTGGGCTACGTCAAGGGTTACCTTGTGCGCTTTGGCGATATCAAGACCGCCGACCTTGAAGGTGACTACTTCACCGCTTCAACCGACTACGGCTTTCCGGTTGCCAAGGGTCAGCGTGTACCGCTCAACGTCTACTATCACCACGGTATGGATGCGGCTGTCGGGAAGAAGAGCATCGGTACAGGCTTCATCAAGATGGACGATACCGGGCTTTGGTACGAGGCACAGTTAGATCTAGCCGATGAATACGGGAGCATGATCGCGAAGCTCTGCAAGCAAGGCAAGATGGGGTTTTCCTCCGGTGCAGCAGGTCATCTGGTAGAGCGCAAGAGCATGGGCAGTGCCGCTGAGATAACCCGCTGGCCTATCGCTGAGGCATCGATTACACCGACACCAGCCGAGTATCGTAACAGCGTAAAGACCCTAAAGGATATGTATGCAATGGATTCTATGATGGATATGGACATGGAGCAGATGGACAGCGAAGAGTATGCCATCACTCCTGAGCAAGCAGAACCACAAATCGGTGAAGACCCAGCCGCGTACATTGACAAGGTCTATACAGGCACTGGCGCAAATATCATCCATGAAGGCTTTGAAGGTCTCTACGATAACCTCTGTGCTGGCATCATGGGGCTTTATGAAGTCCAAGGCGATAAAACTCCCTACATTATTGCATTGGTCGATGGCTTTGCCGATCGTGCCAAGAAACTTGCAACCGCCATTGGGTCTGACCCGATGCTGGTAAAGTCCGCTCCGGATTCTCTCCGTGGCGTAGAACGTCGGCTGCGGGATGCAGTCGGACTCTCCCGGTCTGCCGCTAAGCGGCTGGCGCCTGAATGCTGGGAATCTCTGCGGGATGCAGACCAGCCAGAGACGCAACCGGCCATCGTTGCTCCGGAGGTGAAAGCCTCCACTGACGCTGAGCGAGCAGACTTTCTTGCCCGCTTGGAGATTATGTCACTATGACGATTGAACAACTCGAGTCGAAGAAACTCGGAAACATCGCAACGGCGAAAGAACTCGCCGCTTCCGGTGGTGACCTCGCACAGGCTAAGTCCCTGATGTCGGAAGTCAAAGACATTGAAGCCCGCATTGAGATGATGAAGACACTCGGCGAGACTGCACCTGTAGCAACCCCGGCTGTTCAGCCATGGGCTAACGGTGGTGTAACAAAGTCGGTCTTCTCTGGTACTCGTGATGAGCAGTCCTACAAGGGTTACGTCATGGGACAGTTTGCACTGGCTGTCGCTGGAAACAAGCGGTCTACCGAATGGCTCAAGGCTAACGGTCACTTCAAGGCACAGGTCGAAGGCACGACAACCGCCGGTGGATACCTTACACCAGATCTGCTTTCCGCTGACCTCGTATACCTCCGTGAGCAATACGGTGCAGCTCGCCAGAACTGCCGCATTGTTCCGATGACATCGGATGTTCAGTTGGTACCGAATTCCACTGCGAGCACCACGGTCTATTATCCTGGAGAAAATACTGCAATCACCGATTCCTCGATGACCTTTGCACAGATTAGCTTGACCGCTAAGAAGATGGCAATCTTGACCATCGTGTCGAAGGAACTTAACGAAGACTCGGTTGTTGACGTTGGAAACGCTCTGGCTCGTGACTTTGCCTACAACTTGGCGAAGGAAGAAGACCGTGTTGTTTTCAACTCGGCTTTGACTGGCTCGGATGCTTCCGGCTTGGTTGGTATGGGGCGAACGCTTACCGATCTTGCATCTGGCACTTATGGTAACTACGGCAACATCGCAAGTGCAGTCGTAGGCCCAGCAAGTTCCGGATCTGCTTGGAGCAACTTCACGCTTGCAAACCTTCAGTCGATGATCGGCAAGCTTCCAACATATGCCGACCAGCCGAAGTGGTTCATGCACAAGAACTTCTTCTACACGGGAATCGCCGACAAGTTGGCTGCACTCGGTGGAAACAACATTGATGCAATCCAGAATGCATACGGAGTCAATCCACTTTTGTATGGCATCCCTGTTGTGTTTGTCCAGAACATGCCATCGGTTCCAGCGATTGATACTCCGGTTGCATTCTTGGCTGACCTGTCCAAGGGTGTTGCATTCGGTGACCGCCGAGGCATCACAATCGAGATGTCCGATCAACGGTATTTTGTTGAGGACAGCTGGGCATTCAAGGCTACCGAGCGCTTCTCGGTCAACTGCTTTGATGCTGGTAACTACAACGCCACGGCTTCTTCTCGTGTCCCTGGTTCGTTCATCGGCCTTATCGCAGCTCACACGTAAGGCAGTGCGGAGTGATACCGCAACCGACCAAAAGACCCTCGGCAGACGTGCCGGGGGTTTTTTCTTGTGTGGGATACTGAAGACATGAGCTTGAGCCGCGCCGATGCAATAGGAAGAGTAGCCCTGTACAGTCAAGCGGCGCAATATCCTGCCGTGTCTACTACCGACATTGGCATCATCCTCGATGAGCATGAACGCTTTGAAACGTGGACAGCAAGCACCGTCTATGCCATTGGTGATCGGATAGTAGGCACCACTCCTAATGGCCGTGTCTACGAATGCCGACAGGCTGGGACATCAGGCACCACTGAGCCAGAATGGCCGAACATCTGGGGATGGGCGTGGGAAGGTTTCCTCCTTACTGAAGGAACATCAAACCCGCAGTTAGCATGGGTTGATATGGGGCCAGCACACATCGAGCGTTACGATGTACGCACTGCTACCCGTGCTGTATGGCTCCTCAAGGCCGGACTGGTTGCTACAGAGATTGATGCCAAGGAAGGCACATCTGATGTCAAGCTCTCACAACTGCAAGCGCAGTTTCTGACGATGGCCGACCGCTTCCGCCCGGTGAGTATCTTTTAGATGTCTCCGATTCTACGCGGCATACTAGGCCGTGGGCTTGTCCGCAGCCTAACCCAAGACCGAGTTATTGTCCTCCGTATGACGCTCACAGAGGACGGCAGAGGCGGTCAGACGCAGGACTGGCGGCAGGTTGATGAGTTCCTGGGCCGTATGGTCAACCTCGGTAATAACGAAGCGTTACTTGATGAGGGAATCAAGGTTGTATGCAATTGGTACTTAGTTGCTCCAGCCGACAGAGTCATTCAAGCCAATGACCGTATTAGGCTACACGATGAGCCTAATCATTTCTTTGATGTCATTGGCACAGACCAAGGACAGACTAACCTTTTGATTCAACACGTTAGCCTTAAGGAGCATTTCGCATGACGGCAGAGGCATGGGTTCCCATTGGCATACAGGCCTTTATAACCGTTACTAGTATTGGTGCCGCGTGGGTTGCTATACAGGTCAGGTTGACGCGCCTGGAGACTCAGGTGGCACACATTATCAACACGCTCGATGGACAACAGCAGGAAGTGCGCCGCATCGAGCAACGGCTCGGTAAATTGGAAAACAAGGTTAGCGCGTTGGAGGCGATCATACAAAGATGAACAGCATAAGCATCAAACGGTTAGTGGTCGTTGTGATCGTGGCTTTCGTAGCTGCTTTTACCAGCGTATTTGGCGATGGCATCCGGACATCCGAAGCACACGACCTCGCCGAGCTGGGCGCAGTGCTTGCACTGTACGGCAGCAAGGCGGTAGCGGCTGGTGTCTCAGCTGCGGTGAGTAGTGTGCTGGCGTTCTTGACGATGCCTTTCAAGGGTGTAGGCGTGAATGCACTGAAGGTGGGTAAATGAACCTGCAAAACTTCTACATTCAGAAGGAACCAGCACCGTCTACAGACTGGCGTGTCTTTGGTGACATCGAAGACGATGCCGGTAATATCCTCGGCACGTTCGGTATTGATGGTACGTCTGTCAATCAATGGTGGGTCACGCAGGATGAAGACTTTCAGTATGGCATCGTGCAACAGTTCGCAGTGATTATGGCTCAACAGATTATCAGTGGAGATGCCGAGTAATGGCTACTTATTATGTGAGACCAGATGGAAGTGACGCAAATGCTGGCACTGGCCCTGCCACAAATCAAGCGTGGCAGACTATAACCAAGGCTATCGGTGCAACCGGTATCGCTCCGGGTGACACTTTGTATATTGCTCCCGGTGTTTATCGGGGAAACTTTACCGCTGGCTTTACAAATCCATCAAGTAATGCACAACGTGTCACAATTTCAGGCAACCCTACAGCATCATTATTTAGTGGTGTAACTGCTGGGCCTGTCGTTATTACAAACTTTAGTGGGCCAACTACCACTACGTCTGGTTTAACATTGTCAGTCGTAAAAGATTATGTGACTTTGACCGATGTTTACATAGTTGGTTATCAACCCGGTGGTGGTACTACTTTTGGTAAAGTTTTTGAAATTGCAGGCATATATTCAATTGTGCAACGGTGTGGATTTTATAGTCCGAGTCAATCAACTGAATCCTATACTTATTCCTTTACTTGCACTGCTGGTAGTCGCGGTGTAACGGTGGAGGATTCTGTCTTTTTTGGTCATACTTCATATACTCCAAGTGTTGCTGGTTCATCCTACGATTCGCAAAGTTTATTCCGAAACAACATTTTCATTAACCAGAATACGAGTTCAAATACTCTAGCCGCATTGCGTATTGACAGCGGGAGCACATCAGCAACATTTGGTGGTGTGAAAGTTATCAATTGTCGTTTTACGGCAAATACCGGAATACGACCATATCAAAATTTTAGAATAAGTCAGACATTTCCAGTGACAATACAAAACTGCATTTTTGACACTGCAAATGGAATCATCTCAACGATCACAGGTGATTTCATTGAGTCTTACAATATTTTCAACTGTACAACTGAACGCACAAACGTAGCTACTGGAACAGGTTCATTAACAAGAGCATTTATTAGCCCTGACTTTACATTGTCCAGATTATCTGGATGGGCTAATCTTTCGTTCTGGGCAAACCACAATATATCTGCCAGCCAAAATGCTGGCATCAATACCAACTCTGACACTGTTGACTTTTACGGTGTAACGTGGCTTACTCCATCAACACCGACTATGGGGCCAATTGAATATTTCAGTAACTCGACAGCTGGTGCATATCTGCCAACCGAGCGCAACGCCTCAGCCATCACAATCGCACCAGCAAGCACCTCACAAAGTATCGAACTCTACCTTGGTGCTACTGGCCTTACCTTCAGCACAACTGGTCTAGCGGCCTACTACGTCCGCAACCAAGCCGCACCGGTGGCTATTACGCTGGTCACGCAGACAGCAACAGGGGCGTGGACTTCAGGTGGCTTTGCTGAGATAAGCTCCTCCCTCGTGCCGGGCGTGTATCGGCTTGATGTCCCGAATGCGGCATTTGCTGCTGGTGCATCTGATGTGACTATTGTGGTGCGTGGTGCAAGCGGCACGAACGGCGCGGTGCTGACGGTCACGCTTTCCTCTAGTGGCTTGACGGCAGCGCAGACAGCCGCAGCGGTATGGGATGAGCCGTACACCTCGCACACAACAGCAAGCACGTTTGGAGCACGAACACTAAAGACAACGGTTGACAATCGTCCAGTTGATGTCGGGACATCAAACCACATACAGGCTAACGTCCACGCGATTGTGGACAGCACAGCAGCTGCGTCCGAGTTGTCTGGCGCTCTACTTCACAACGGGACAGACTACATCAGCGCGGAACTCGTTACTCCGGTAAGTACGGCAAGCCTTATCTACATGGGGCCTTTTCAGGTCATCGCTGATGGCGTCACAACTCCGCAGCCTCTCGACATTCAGAAGGGTACACAGCAAGGCATCGGTATCCAACTGGTAGACAACAACCTTGCAGGTATCAGCATCACGGGTGCCACGATAACGGCTAAGGTTTACAACTCTGGCGGTACGCTAGTTGCTACCTACAGCGGTACGGCAACCTATGCAGCTGATGGCAGGGCGCAGTTTACGATTACGACTACCGTAACCAACACTCCAGGCACCTACACCGCTACGATTACACGCACCACCGGGGCATCTGATACGCAAGTATTCGGCCCACTCCGAATCTATGTAAGGGACATCTGATGAGCATACTAAGCCAGTTAGCAAAGCGGGTGTTACGCATCCCGGAGGTTAAGATTCCATTCGGCGAGGTGATGCTTTTGAACCAGATCAAGGACACCCTGCACTACCTTTCGTCAAGCGACCTTGAGCTTTTGATTCTGGCCATCAAGGCTGAAAGGGCTACCCGTGGCACTAATCTTTGACCTAACCGAAGACCCTCAGCAGATTGTGCAGGTATCCGCATGGGTCGGTGACTGGCATTCCTACGTTGTCCGGCTGGTGGATGAACTGGGAAGCCCGGTAGACATTACTACCGGTACGCTTGGTGCTACCTTCACCAACATCAATACAGGCGCGGCTTATTCCTTTGTGAGTGGTTCGGTGACCCTCACGAAACAATACAGCGCTCAAGGCATCATGAGTGTACTAAACCCCGCGGCTTACCCTACAGCGGCAAATATCCGGCTTACCGTATCCTTCACGGTATCAACCACGGTGCGGCGCTTTGGGCCTTTAGAGATTGAGGTGCTGGCTCCATGAGTGTAACCGTATCCCTGAAGACTACCGGTATAGACCAGTACAAGCGCAACCTAGCCAAGATAAACAAGATTGTGGGTAAAGCTGCGGCAGATGTCGAAAGCACCGCAAAGCGGAGCATCAAGACATCGAGCGGCAAGTATCGTGAGTATGAAAAGGGGCATTGGTCAAGCCCTCCCGGTTCACCGCCAAACTCCGATACAGGCTTTCTTGCCAACAGCATCATGCACCGGATGCTTACTACTACCAGTGCCGAAGTGTCCGTGATGGCTAAGTATGCAATACCGCTGGAACTTGGATGGACATCGAAGGGCGGCAACACCGTACCGCCGAGACCGTTTCTAGATCCAGCCTTACAGCACGTAAGACCAGCATTTGTCAAAGCATTAACCGTGGTGCTGAAGGGTAAGTAATGGCATTTGAACCAGCGGTAATCGAACAATGGATTTATGAGACCCTTAGCGGTGATACTACCCTGATGGATTTACTATCCACTAGTAATCAACCATCCGGATACCAGCAAGGTATCTACAACACGGTTGCGCCGCAGGTTGACCCGGTATCACGAAGGCCACCACAGCTGCCTTATGTGGTCTTTAGTCGAGCTGGTGCAAGCGGTGATGACGAGGATGCGCTATGCGGCGCTCGTGTCTTCACCTTTCCTAACTACAGAATCACTGTGTGGGATAGTGAAAGTGGAGCGATGAGCATGAGTGGTATCCAAACCATCATGTCGCGCGTTGATACACTTTTGGATAATCAGACGGTTACATCCACGACCCCACGGCTTTATGTCCGCAGGACTTCAACGGATCAAACCTTTTCTTTATCTGATGGTGGTCGGACGGATTACGGGGTCACAGCGGTCTATCGCTGCTTGACCCAGCAGTAGGAGTAGACATGGCATTTACAAAATCATTCGGTCTGGTAGGCGAAAACTGCGTTGTCACCATCGCTTTTGGTGGCTTCCAAGATGGTAGCCCGACAGCCTTCACCGCTAACACTTACACCTGTTTGGCTAAGTCAGTGCGTACATCTACAAGCGTAGATACCGCTGATGTCAGCGCTCTTTGTGACACAACTAAGAAGATGCAGGTTACCAAAGCATCTGGCTCTATCGACATCGAGCTGCTGGTAGACGGCACACAACAGGCTGACGGTTCACCTATCTTTTTCAACAAAGAGGGTTACTATTGCCAAGTGGTTATCACTCCTGGCGCTCTTTCCGCTAAGACCTTTGTAGGCATCGTTACCGCTACTGGTATTGGCATTGCGGCAGGTGAAGCGGTTACAGAGACAGCGACAATCATGCTCGGTGCTAACGGCGTAACGACCGCATGGGCTACCGCATAATGGGTATCAAAGCCATCAAGGCAGTTGCCCCTGAAGTGGAACACGGCATCCTTGAAGTTAACCTAAGCGAGTGGGCCGGTGAAGGAGCGATAGTAAAGTTCCGCCAGCCAAAAGCGGCAGACTACTTCCCAGATGCAACTGAGCTACAGAAAATCAGGATGTCTTACGCTGAGATGGCACCTAACCTTTTGGTCAACTGTCTCATAATTGGCAAGTGCTACGTCCCTGATATGGATGACCCATCGGATGCGGCTTTCATTCGTGTGCTCCTTGACCTAAGCCGCAAGAATACGCAGGCGTTCTACGCTATCTATTGGTCGTTCATTGGTAAGTATATTGATGTGTCGGTTACCAAAGAGGTAGACGAAGCAAAAAACGACTCGGCGGTGTAGGGTCAGTCATCGCGTACTACTGCGTGAAATACCTACACCGTCACCCTTCAGAAGTTGACCTTACGCTGGAGCAGATTTGGGAAGTTGCTGTGATTGCTCAGGATCTAGAGAAGCACGAAGTAGCCGTGATTAAAGCAACAAGGGGCATATTTTGACAGTAGCACAACTGACCGTAAAGCTCGGCGTGGATGGCATGGGGCAAATTGTTTCTGCCCTTGATAAAGTCAAATCCGGGTTAGGCCAAGTCGCACAAAAAGCCCAAGGTGCCGGGTCAGCCCTTGGTGCTATGGGTGGCGTGGCTATTGCCGGAAGCATTGCTGGCTTTGGTATGTTGGGTAAAACTGCCTTTGATGCGGCGGTGTCTTTTGAGTCGCTCAACTCCAGGCTAACCGCCATTACCGGTAGTGGTGAAAAAGCGGCTCAAGTACTTGACATGGTTCGCAAGGTCGCCGGGCCTTCCCCCTTCACCTTTAGCCAGTTGGCAAACTTAGCCGTAGGGCTTGAGTCTATCGGGCTTGAAACTAATGCTTTGCTTCCACGCCTTGCCAACCTTGGCGCTGCTTTTGGTGCCGATGAAGAGCATCTGAAATCCTTGTTAAACATGGTCGGTAAGTTCAAAGCTGGTCAGATGCCTGATAGTGAGCAGATGGCTATGTTTGGTATGAGCCGTTCACAGTTTGCTAAAGAAGGCATTAAGTTTGACAAGGGCGGCGGGCTTGATCCGGGGCAAGAGCTGAAGGTATTTGAAACCTTTATAAAGATTATTGATACCAAATACAGCGGGATGCTTGATGGTCTATCCGGTGACACGGCCACAAAGTTAGCATCGCTTGAAGACGCATGGGAAGGGGCTATGCGTACCATTGGTCAAAAGCTGATAACCATCTTGACCCCATACATCAAGTACGCTACCGACTTCCTGGGCCGCATGATGGACAGCGGAATCTTAGCGGATCTAACTACAAAGTTCTTTGGGCCTATGCAAGAATTTACTAAGGGTTTCACCGATGGCAACGTCCAAGCAAGCGTAGATAAGTTGCTGGCCTCTATCCTTGCCGTTGGTGCATCTATCCCGGACATCCTCAGCGGCACTTTCCAGAATGTCGGCAAGATTCTACAAAACTTTTTGACCAACATAAACGCCAGTATCGGGAAGCTCAACCCATTCTTGGCGATGCAAGGTCATAAAAAGATTGATGACCTGAAGACGGATTATATTTCTGGTCGTATTACCAAAGCAGAACTAGATGCACGGCGTAGCCAGATCTCTAACGAGTACGGCTTTGGTGCTACCGGTGACATCATGCAAGGCGTTGACTTTGGCAAGCCTTTTGCGGATGCTCAAAAGTTTGCAGACAGTATCATCGGAAAGATGGCAGGTAGCAAGGCCCCTGAAGTGGGCGGCGTACCTAAGCCGTTCGGCCCTTACTTCAAACCCGGTGAAGAGCCGGGTATGGGTGGCGCTGGTGAAACCGGAGACCTGCTACTCCGCATTGCAAAGAATACGCAAGAGACCACCGAAGCCTTGACCCTACGGCGTGAAACTTTAGGCGGCGGGACGATGGGTGCCATAGGCCTAACTGGTGCCGAGGTTGGAGCCGTGAACGCCTCCTTCGGTAGGTTTGGTAATGGCCTTATCCCAGCAGGCACAGACCTCGAACGAGCCATGCGTAGACTTATCCGGGATGAGGGTAGACGCAACGGACAACCCGGCATAATGGGACGGTTCTAACATGTCAAACGTCCATCAGCTGAAGGTCGAGTTTGATGTAGTTGAACCTCGCCCGCAGTTTGGTAGGCTGATGGCTCCACTAGATGGAACAAAGGTAGACCTAACCAATAGCTACAACGTCTGGCAAGACCCGGCCACGCTTACGATTGCTTGCTCCGCTCCCGGTTACAACGGCATGGTCTACAACTTTCAGCGGATCGTATGCAAGGTTTCAAAAGACCGACTATACGCTAATCACGGCGGCATCTTGGAAGCAGATGCAGATCAGGGCAAGCGGTGATTACTATCTGCAAAGCCTCAACATTACCGAGCGGGCAACGCTTACAACGGCCTTCAGTGCGAATCAAGCGGTCTACTTATCTTTGTACGTCCCTGGACTAAAGGACACTGACAAGAGCATCATTCTCAAGTGCGGCTGGGGTGTCGGTGCGGCTGGAAGCGTTGAGGTCTGGTTTGCCGCAAACGGGAGCGCTCAGGTGTTCAAGTCCGGTGTAGTCGTTGGCACTTACGAGCGGGGAGATTCTAACATCGCTCCTGCCGTTGGCGCTCAGACATCCAAGTCTAGCCGGTCTGACTTCATCGGCATAATGATGATTCCAGCACGGCGGCGAGAACTGCTAGTAACAACTTCAGACGGTACAAACTTTAGCCATGTCTTTGAAGACCTAGACCCCGGCATCCAGAATAACATCTTGCCTGCTGCCGCTTTTAGTTGGTTGGTTCCAACCGGCCAGGCTACGGTTCAACTTGCTAAGTGCAACTTTGAAACCAGCGGCTACGTGCTATCGCAAGTCAAAGCCCTGCGGTATCCGCCTCCGGTTGGTGCTACCTTTAGCCCAACGTATGCCGGTGACAATGTCGGCTTTGGTGCTTACACTTTTACCGGGTCGGTAGTCAAGTCTGACGGAACGGCATACACGCCGAATGGTGCCATCAAGGACGTACGTCTAAAGGTTGCCCTTACGGGTGCAGGTACCGGCTCACTTGGTCTGTACTCAGCTGAAGGCGTCTACGATGCCACTATAGGTGCTACTTACAACGGCACGGTTGATGTTACGCAATACATACAGTCACTGAGCATGGCGGTAGATGAAGACGGCAAAGCCACCTGCACGATTGGCGCGATTGCTAAACCATTGATAGATGCCGGTATTCAACAAGCCAATGTGACATCAGACCGACCGGTTAGGATTGCGCTTGGTGATGGCCCTGCTGTTTATCCGGGAGTGGTTACCTACAAGGACATCTTTCGGGGTACGCTTCAGCCACCGAAGATAAAGTTTCTAGACCGTGACACAACGGCCAGTTGGGCAACCTATGTGTACAGCGGTACGGATCGTAGCCGTGATTTTGACCTTGCTTGGTTGGTTGAGTCTTACCCTTACGATGGCATCTTGGCAATCAATGCCATCATCGACCTCATGCTGATTGCTGGCTATGATGCCAACATCTACTATGGTGGCTCTACTCCAGATCAAGAGCTACCGTATACCTCCAACATCTCGAAAGGTCAGTACACCCTTGCACCTGATTACGGAGATACCGTTGCGTCTTACTTAGACAAAATCAAGCAGGAATATTACGCTACTTGGATAACCGGTTGGATGCCTACCGCTTCCGGCTACCTCTACCAGTGGCTTGATGTGAACGCCGCTAGCACGGCATCTACGATGACGCTATATCAAAGCATATCGACGGCAACCACGGCGGGAGTGGCTGAAGAGCTACGCCCGCAAAGGGTGATTCGTAGCCTTAACAGTTACAACGAAGAAGCCGAATGCACTCAGGTTACGGTCATTGGTCAAGACCCCAACACCGGTAAATTCATTCCGTATACACAGATAGATTCAGCCGCTGAGATTGCGGCAACAGCACCGGCATCAAGGCCTAGAAACTGGCGCGGAAGACCGGTGTGCTACCAGTTCCGAGACCCGGCGCTGAACACCCTTGATGCGGTTACGGCAGCCTGTTTGATGCTCTACACCCGGCTAACCACTGGGCGCACGATGATTGAGTTCGACGCTACATTCTTGGTTTACAACGTAAGCAACAGACCAGTCTGGCTTGGTGATGTCATCAAGCTGATGGACACAGACGGGGTTGGAGTGCTTGGCAACTATCGCATTATTGCCATCCCGTCTATCGAGTTTGTGCAGGAGAACACGGTCGGATCTAGTACGTTATTCAATGTGCGTAAGGCTTCCTACCGGGCAGTGTATGTGAGCGCAGGAACTTAGATGGCATACATAGACGGCACTAGAACATCAACGCTCACGATGTCACATACTCAGAATGTCAATGTTAGGATTTACAATCCGTCTGTCATTGCGCCAACTGACCCGACATGGCAAACCAACTTTACAGACTTTACCTTTGGTGGTCATTTAGGCTTTTCTGGTTCTTTGAAGGTTGATGTATTTAGATATCAAACAACGCCAATGGGGCCGTGGAGTTGGGAAGTTGGAGCAACCATAACCGTAAACAACGGACACGGCTCAACGAATACCGGCTTTGTCGTATTGTCTTCAGCCAATGAGACTTCAGGCACAACCTTTGTAGATGTTAGCGTTACTTGTGCAGGTACCTTCAGTGCATCCGTATCAACCGATAAGTTATGGAACTTTGCCGAAGCGGCGTTTTCTTCTTCTAGCGCACCAACGCAATTCCCTAGCCTAACCTCTGTTACTTGGTACGAGATGACTACATCAGGGGCTACAGCGGCTTGTACCCTTACCGCTGGCAGTGGCTCGGTTGCGGTGTCAGCTGCGGCATCATCTAGGCAGACGGCAAACTACACGGCTACGCTCTCGGCAAGCGGTAACTGCACTGGGCCAGGTACACACAACTTTGCGGTGAGCCTTGCTAAGGTCAATGCGGTTGCCGTGCATGACATCACACACGCCCACACTTTCCACGACCAAAGTGCTACCGAGTGGAGCCTAAGCCTAAAGGGTGCAGTAGATGCTTTTGGGATATATGAAGGTGCTGGCGGAACGATCAGCACTTCATCATGCCTTGATCGTGCTGTCTCGATTATTGGCAGGATACGGGCTTGGGAGGGTGCATACCCCGACAACCTCGATGTATTCGTGACCGGCTACGATGGCGGCACCCGTACGGTTATAAGCTCTGGCGGGTCTTACGGTGGGCAGGATACCTTTGTAGCCTACAGCACGACCACGGTGCTAACCGACCCGACGTATGGGAGCAACACGCTAACAACCAGCCTTAACGATGTCCCTGAATGGATATCGGCGCAGCTCTCAAGCCTTGGGCTTATTGCTAACGGGGACTACTCAGCAGACAATCGTGTTCTCTTCCGTGGCTTCCGCTTCAACGGTTGGTCAATCGCTGAAACAAACAACCGTGCCATTTCTGGTACAGGTAACGACCGAACCTACAGCCCCTATCAAGGCATGTCTGGCTATCGGTATCTACAGATACAAATCAAAGCGCAAAGCGGCACTAACCAGACCGGATACATTGAACTAACCGACTACAAGAACAATACTAAACGGTGGCAGGTTGTGGCTCCTACGACCTCCTACAGCACGGTAACCCTTGACCTTTGCAGCCCTGATATCTGGAGCCTTGGTGCATTACCGGCAACTGAAGATAAAGATAATCCGTACCCTCGCAAGAATCTTGTTAATGCGGCGTACGCAGGTAGCGAAAGCCTTGACACCGCTTACTGGGGTATCACCAGCTGCAGACGGTTGCGGGTCTTCAGCGGATCCATTGACATTGGTACAACCACGCTGGTCTATACCAACACGGATTCTACCTACGTGCCTGATACCTTCATGGCGGCATTCGAGCGCATCACACCGTCAGTGGTATCTGAAGCAGACACAACCACCTACTTCTATGGGCGGCGCTTTTGGCAACAGGATCGCGATGGTCGCACGGAGGAAGAGTCTGATGTTTGGTGGCAGAAGACCGTAGGCGGTGCTACCGGGGTGACATCGTACAGCGTCCAGCCGGTAACCATTAGCGGACTATGTGACCAGATAAATACCTCCGATGATTCGATAGTCAGACACCCCGGATGGGCGGCTACAAACTCGGTAGCCTACCCGGCGGGTGCTACTTGTACGGTGAGCCAACCGCCGCTTAGGGATTGTTTCCTCAACGGCGTAACCGGCTATTCGACATGGCTAAGGGGCGGCGGTATCCTTGCCACCCCACACGCTACAATCGGTACAGACTTTGCTTACGGTCATCAACTGGCGGCTGGTACGATTACAGCCCAGACACTCTTTGACCGCATCAATGGTAACTTTCCTCCTGACCTTCCAGACCCTTTTGATGTCAACGGAGGTACAGATTCTGGCTTGTACTTGGCGGGTGGAAGTTTGCTCAGGGGCATCGCACACGGTGCCATCTTAGACAGCGCTGGAGACCCTGCCGCATCCGGTACGGTAGACCTGCTCCTTGCTACCACGAGCGCCAACCGTGGTACGGATAGCAGTCTAGATGCCGAGGGACGATATTACACCTCGGATCCCTGGGGGCTTGGTGAAAGCAACCACGATGTCATTCAAGGTGCTAACAACATTGGTTTAGATCCGCTTCATACTAGCCACCGCTTCCGCTGTTGGTTCCGGAGCTTGACGGCGGCAGGTGGTTGCCTATCGGTTGATGTAGCCCCGAATAAACGGCTCTGCTATGCCAACGTGGAGAGCCATACGGTACGGCTACACTTTGCCGATGGGCCTAACGCCACCAATTTCTCAGAAGTCATAACCGGCATTACCGAAGTTGATTGCGTGGCTATTGCCTACGACCCTACCAGCGCAGTAAGCCGACTTTACATCTTGGTTGAGAAACAATCCGGCGGCGGGGTGTCATCGTACTACACCGACAACGAGGGAGGGAGCGTATCCGTGGCAACAGTAGTGAGCGCAACAGGCAACAATGTCAGCGTTGGTATCAACCCTATGGGAAAAAGAATCGTAGCCTTTAGGGGTGCCAGCAATGACCTCTACCGGGTCATCTATGACCCACAGGGCAACGTCATCACGGCAAGTAGTGCAGTGGTGGCAAGCGGGGTAAGCAACGACCAGACGGCGATTGCTTGGAGACTTGGTAGATGGTTCCTCTACTACCACGATACAGCCGGCATTACGCAACTGACCAGTCTGGATGATGGCGAGACATTCGCCTAAAGAGGAGGGGTGGTGGGCAGTTTGAGGAAACAGCAAAGGGAAGAAGCCTGCCCAGCGTGTCGGGAGATAAGGTCGACAAAGGGAGTATATCGCTATGACAAGACCTATCGCTTTAAGGGCAGCTAAAGAAGCCCTAGACAACATCGGTGTTCAGGAAACCGGAGACAATCGCGGCAAGGCGGTTGAGACCTACCAAGCATCAACGGTTCCACCTATACCACCGGGTAGCCCGTGGTGTGCTGCCTTTGTTGTCTACCGGCTAAAGAATGCAGCTCATGACCTATCGCTAACAATCCCGGTTGACTGGCCACGCTCTGGCTATTGTCCCGATCATGGCAACTGGGCGCGGCATACAGGTAAGTGGCTAAGCGTGAAGGATGCGGAAGCCGATCATACCAAAGTACGCATCGGTGACCTTGTGTGCTTTTGGTTTGCACCGCTGAACCGGCTTGCCCATATCGGTATTGTGATCGGCGTATTCCCCTGGGGGGTCAAGACCGTTGAGGGTAACACCTCACCTGAGATGGAAGATGAGGATGCAGTAACGCGTGAAGGTGACGGGGTCTATCGCAAGGCCAGAGCATGGCGTGAGCTAGGCAGTAACGGTGGATTTGTTTCCATAGACTGGTAGAATATCTGCGGGTCGAACGGTTGACCGAAAACCACTCCAACGCGCATCATGGGGTGGTTTTTTCTTTGGTGGGATACTGCTATCGAGGTATCACCAATGACAGTCATTGAACATAAAGCGGAATCAAACGAACTCTCCTTGTGTCTTATGTCCGATCTGCACATTGGTGGGCTACACGTAGACTATAACCTGATTGAGAAAGAGCTGAAACACGCCAAAGATGTAGGCGCAAAGATACTTATAAACGGCGATGTCTTTGATGCCATCATGCCGGGAGACCGCAAGCGATACCGGGCTAACAACTTGCACCCAAGGATGTTTGAGGCTGGCGATGACATGATCGGCGAATCTATCCGCTGGGCTATTGAAATCCTCAAGCCATACAAAGACAGCATCATGATGATTGGCGATGGCAACCACGATGACGCGGTAGCCAGATACCATCACATCGAGCCTGTGAAGCATCTTGTAATCGCGCTCAATGGCGTAGGTGACGCAACGATAAAGTATGGCGGCTACCACGGGTTTGTCCATATCAAAATGCCTATCAGTGAATCAACAGGTAATGCGCGCTGGGCTAACTACGTTATGCATTATCACCATGGTGCAGGTGGTGGCGCTCCGGTTACCAAGGGGGCGATTACCTTTTCCCGTGCGGCGATGTGGCTCGAAGGCGTGGATGCAATCTGGCGCGGTCACACTCATCAGCGGCAAGCGGGACGCGACAGCAAGGTATCATTCAACCCTAAAATCCTAGTGCCAAGCGAACGCGTCATAACGAAAGATGTGCTTACGCTGCGAACCGGATCATACATAGACACCTACACGGGTACGAGCAGCGAGGAGCTGATAAAGCATGGCCGCAAAGATGGTTACGCGGCTTTGTGGGATGCGCCCAATCTCCCTAAGGGTGGCTTGATGCTACACTTACGCGCTGGGCGTAATCAGTCAAACCCTAATCAGCCACATCTTCCAAGGGTTGTAGACACCTTGGAGATTTAGACAGCAAAAAGACCACTGGGCAATCAGTGGTCTTTCTACTTTGGTGTTGCGCCTACAGTGTACCCTACGGCATCAGCTCTTTTGCCATGTCACCAATCCACGATTTGATTTGCCAATCTGAAGGAGCACCCATCGTAAATTGCTCAACATCAATGTGGATGTCAACCCCACCGGAGCTGTAGACCACGCTAAGCAGCTCACCCTTGCAGGTGGTGAACCAGAGCATTCTGGCGATGTTGTGGATGGTGCATCGCAAAGAGCGCTGATACTGCCACGCTCCGAGCGCCTCATTCCATACGCTGGAAAAGTCCAGCTCTACGTTTTCAAAGGTTGTGTGGCCGTGCTTTAGCACGTCCTCTAACCTTTCCATTGTGTACACTTCTTCTACTACTGTCATCTATTATCTCCCTGCGGTGTATAACCACACCCGGAATATACACCGGATGCGGATATCTTGTCAAACTGTTTTTATCGTTACCGATTCTGAAGCCGGGATTATCTCTGTCCCTGGGGGCAGGTCACCAGCGGTAAGCCCTGTAAGCTTGCTAACCAAGATCGTGTGCTTTGTCTTCACCGCTTCCGGATCGTGCTTTAGGCAGTAGGCTACTGCTTGCTCTTCGTCAACCACCTTGACCCGCTCGGCTATTGTCCTAAAGGCAACCGTACCGAATGGACACGTCCATGTCTTGACCTTCAATGTGCCGTCGGCTTTGCGGGGTAGTTGGCTCATTGCGTAGTCTTGCAGCTGGGCGTTGTATTGACGCTCCAACCATTCAAGCCGGGCCTGATGCTTGCCGATCATCTTGCGGGTGTTCTCTACGATCGCATCAAGCTTGGCTTTTTCGGCTTGGATGCTTGCCTCGATGTCCATGCGCTTCCGCATCACCAGGAGCGCCAAGTCTTCAGGTGATTCGTTGCCCTTTATCCAGCCGGACATAGGGCCAGCATACTCGCCGGTCTCCTCGTCCCATAGCTCGCCGTCTACTAAGTAATATCCCATTATCTATTTCCTCCAAGCGGCCTAGCCTTCAGTGGCGCATCGATTACGATGTTGCCCTGTGGCCCTCTACGGAACGATTCCTGAGGGGTTACCGCTCCGTTGGCATCGTCATCCTCATCGGCACTTATTGCCAGCAGTGCGGACACCGAGTAGCGGCGGCCATAAGTAAGAGCAGAGCCAAGCCCGTGAGCGTCCGGCTTGGTTACCGGGATGGTTGCCACGGTACTGATCCACTCGCCGGATGCATGGATGATGCGACTCTCTACAGTAATCGCTGTGACTTTGCCATCTGTGACGTGAGTTTCCGTAGTGCCTTGGGTAAGCATCAAATCGTTTGCCGTCAGGATAGGGCGCAGAGCGTCCAAGATACTGTCAAGGGTTACATACTTGGATTTGAAGGCGGGGTTGTTGCCTTCCTTGCTGATGCCCTGCATCCGGCTTTGAGCCTTGATGAGTGCAGGGGCTATTGCCCCTATAGTTTCGCTACTTGCCATTGTTTATCTCCTAATCGATTCTGTCTGCCATGCGGGTGTTGATGATATCGCAAGCCGCCATGATGTCGACACGGTTGGTTATGTCTATCCCGATGTCATTGCTAAAGTGCTGAGCAATCTTGCTGGTCGGGTCAGTGATTACAAAGTCTGCTGTCTCCTCTGGCCTAAGCTCGTTGATCCGCGCAACGATGGGGCCATGCCCGCCGCACTCCACCTCGTCCATGAGGTGAGCCGGGATGTCAATCTCCAAATATTCGGAAGCGTCGAAATGTTGCATTCTTATTCTCCCGTAACGTGGTTGGATGCGTCAGCGTTGTAGTCATCTGGATCGGCAATCTTGATGCAGACATCGCCCATACCAAAGATAACCACGTCATCGATTACCCGGATGTCCTCGTCTTCACACTCGTTGATTGCGTCGATGGCTTCGTCAAGGTCGATATCGTGCAAGCCTGAAGGGCTACTGAGCTGAAGGCCCATGCCTTCTTCGATTGCCCACTTGACTGTTGCGATTGCTGATGCTTTCATTACTTATCTCCCGTACCCCTTGGTACATCAACAATATACACCGCCAATATATATAATGCAAGGACTTGACACAATAATATATATATATGGTATATAGATTGCATGATTAGAGGATTGACACAAAACGAGTTATCGCGGCGTACTGGTTTCAAACAGCCGCGCATCAGTGACTACATGACCGGCAAAAAGGCGCCCAACGATGACAGCCTATTACAGTTGGCTGAAGCGATGGATATGGATCCGGCGGAACTGAGTAAGCAGCTGTTACTGCGTAGGACGCTACGCAAGGGCAAAGCACCGGAAGCACCAGAGCAACCGGGCGTATAAGGTACATAGGGAGATAAGACAATGCGACGATGCATAGAGTGCGGTTCGGAAGTAATCGATTTTGACAAGACGTGTACAGCTTGCCGTTTGGCTGAGTGGCGCGACCAGCAGGAGCAAGCCCAGCGGCTGAGGGAACGGGCTTATGCGCTGGAGGCTAACCGCGATGCT